TCCTGGCGCGCCGGCACAATGTCGAGATCGTCACCGTGACCGAGAATGGCGCGGAAGTCACGCTCGACGCCCGCTCGGTTGACGTCGAGGCCGGATTGGTCGAGCGATGGGTGGATGGACGCTGGACCTGCTGGCAGGCACGAGAGACCGTCGTCACCTACGATGCCGGTTTCGATACCGTCCCGCCCAGCCTTTCGGGTGTCGTCACCGATCTCGCGCGCATCCGGCTCAGCGGAGCGTCGGCCGATCCGCTGGTCAAGGCAATAACGGTTGATGTCGACGGCGTCGATAGCGTCCGCACCGAGCGCTGGGTTGGCGGATTGGCGGCTTCGGATGGAACGGGGTTTCCGGCAGGTTTTTCGGCTCGGCTTGAGCGGTTCATGAACAGGGCGATCGGGTGATGGTGGACCTTTCCGATACTCCGGCGGGCGCGATCTCGCGGCTGGACGCTGCTATTGGCCGGCGGGGCCAGACGATCTCGCTGCGCCGCGGCGGAGGTGCGATACACACCTGCAAGGCCGTCGTGCGCGGCTACGAGCCTGACCAGATCGTCGGTCTCATCACTCTTGCCGACCGTAAGGTGGTCGTGTCGCCCACTGGTCTCGGGACGTTCGGCCTGCCGCAGGACGGCGACGATTTCGCAGCGAACGGCAGGCTCGGCAAGGTCCAGGCTGACGTCAATCCGATCTACCTAAACGACGTGCTGGTGCGCGTCGAGATGCGGGTGAGGCTGGCCTGATGGCCCGTAGTGCGGTCGAGGTTTTCCGGATCGCCGCCCGGGGGACGGCCGAAGAAGTGCGCAAGGCGCTGATCGCCACCGCGAAGCGCGAGCACGCCCGTATCATGACGACGGAGCCGCGGCCGATCCGGTTCACCCGGGAGGTCGATGGCCGGCAGGGTCTAGCGGAGGATCAGGTCAAGGCAGGCGGAATAATCCGCTACCGCTACAATCGCTTCGACCAGATCGTGCAGTTCGCGCTGGAAACGCTGTTCGACCTGTCGCCGGTCATGTCGGGCGAATATCGCAATGCGCATTCGCTTTTCGTCAACGGTGTGGCTGCTGCCAACCTGAAGGAATGGGACGGCACCGGCGAGGTGGTCATCACCAACCCGCTGCCCTATGCCCGCAAGATCGAGGTCGGATCCATGACGATGCGCGTGCCGGGCTCCGATCACGTCTACGAGCAGGCCGCGCAGATCGTGCGGCGCCGCTTCGGGAACCGCGCCAGCATCACCTTCACCTTTCGCGGAGTCGTCGCCGGCGCGACCGGGATGAGCCGCGCCCACAACAAATCCGGCAACAGGTATCCCGCACTCGTCATTGCGGAGCGGCGCTGATGGGCGATTATGCAGGCGCGAAGGCGGCGATCCGGCAGCGGCTCGCAGCCAACTGGACGACGACGCGCATCACCTATCAGAACACGAAGCCGGCCGCGCCCTGGCCGCCCACGGACGGCGCGCAGCCGATGCCGAACTTCCTGCCGTGGGTGCATCTGGAGATCGCATCGTCGCGCAGCCAGATGCACGGTGCCGGCAAGCCGGGCTCGCAGGTATGGGTGACGGACGGACTGATCCTCGTGCATGTCTTCGTGCCCGAGGGCATCGGTGATGCGCTCGCGACGCAGTACGCCAACACCATCGGCGAAATCTTCCGAGCGAAGGTTTTCTACGACAGCGGCGACGGCTGCTACGTGAGGACCTGGGCGCCGCGCGTCGACGAAGGCGGGCCAGTCAAGTCCGATTCAGACATCGAGTGGGCCAACACTGGCGTGTGGTTCCGCGTCACCATGAGCGTGCCATTCGAATACTGGCACCGCGGCTGATCTGACATCTGCAGCGTGATTGCAATCCGGTTCGCCACGGTGGCGTGCCGTCCATCATCCATGAAAAGGAGAAACTGTCATGGTCTACCAGACAGGGCGGCAGGTAGAGGTCGCCTACAAGCCGGAAGCCACCTACGGCCAGTTGCCCGGTGCGAGCGGGGCGAAGGTCTTCCGACCGAACAGCGGCAATCTCTCGCTCGGAATCGAGCCGATCCGCTCGAACGAGAACCGCCGCGACGGCATGACCACGCGCGGCCGGCACGGCACCCGCTCGGTCACCGGCCAGTATTCCGGCGATCTCTCGGTCGGCAGCTATGACGATCTGATCGAAGCGGTTTTCCGCGGCACCTTCGACAGTGCGGTGACCGTCGACGAGAACACGGCCGCGCTGTCCACCGCCACGCTTGCTGTGGCGGCGCACACGATCACGGCGTCGGCCGGCTCCTGGATCACGGCCGGCCTGCGCGTTGGCGACGTGATCCGCCTCACCGACGGCTTCGTCGCCGGCAACACGAACCGCAACCTGCGCATCACCGGGCTGACGGCGTCGGTCATCACCGTGGCCGAGACGCTGACCGTAGAGGCCGGTCCCCTCTCCACCTATGAGATCGTGCGCCCGAAGAAGGTGATCCAGGGCGTCACCAATCGTTCCTTCACGTTCGAAGAACGCGAGATCGACATCGACAACTCGGAGGTTTTCAAGGGCGTCCGCGTCGGCCAGATGCAGTTGCAGATGCAGCCAAACGGCATGTGTATCCTGACCTTCCAGCTCGTCGGCCAGGACATGGAGCAGAAATCCGGCGCCGACAGCCCGTATTTCACGTCGCCGGCCGAGACCGCCACCATCGGCCTGACGGCCGTGGAGGCCAAGGTACGGCTTGGCGCCGACGATGTCATGGACATCAGCTCGATCGACCTGACCGTCAACCTCAACGCGGCCGGAAATCCGGTGGTGGGATCGAACCTGACGCCGGACGTGTTCACCAATCTCGCCAACATTCAGGGCTCGATCACTGCCCTGAAGGCCGATGCTACGCGCGTCCAGCAATACCTGGACGAAGCTGAACTCAGCCTGCACCTGCTGTTCGAGGAACACGAGACCGGAGCGGCCGATTTCTGCGCCTTCCATATCCCGAACATGACATTGGCCTCGGCAACGAAGTCCGATCTCGGCACGGACGGCGCCCGCACGCAGACGTTCCAGCTTCTGGTGGGCAAGGAACTCCGGGGAGGTGCCTACGATCCGACCATGATCAGCTTCCAGACCTCGGCGGCCTGATCATGAGCGCTGAACGGAAACTGAGAGAAGCGGCGGCCGGCCTGCTGGCCGCCATCACAGAGGCCCGAGCGCAGGGCCTCACGATCCTCTGGCCGAGCCGCGCCGAGGGGCTTGCCGCACTGGCGATCAGCGAGACGATGAAGGCCGGCGTCACCCCGCCCGCCCGGCCTCTCGACCTCACCGACGAACAGCGGGCCGCCCTGCCGCCGCTCGATCCGAATGCCAGCAATGACCCTGCCGAGTACATCGCGGGCGAGATGGACGGCGGCCTGCCCAAGCCAGCGCGACTGCCGGCCAAGCTGAAGAAATCCTGACCGAACGATCCCGACCTTCCAATCGTCACGTGACGGCGGCCCGCGTATGTCGGGACGCGGGCCGCACCCTCCCGACACAGGAAAACATCATCATGACCAAGACCGAAACTGCCGCTTCCGAGACCGCAGTCGACGACGCCGCGAGCCAGGACTTTGACATCGCGTCTGCCGATTACCGGGACGAAGCCGAAATGACCGTCGTCATCGGCGGCAAGCTGACCAACTGGACGTGGCGCTTTGCCGGCCCCGGCCACTCCCGCACGGTGGAGTACAACGAACGTCAGGGACGTGACCGGCTGCACAGGGAAGCCATGCAGGAGCAGGCCCGCGTCAACGGCAAGAAGTGGAAAGCGCCTGAGGAATCCGTCTCCGAGGTGCGAGAACGAAATATCGAATGGATCCTCTCGCGCCTGCTCGGATGGTCTCCGGTCAAGTTCAGCGGGCAGGACTATCCGTTCACCGTTGAAAACGCGAAGGCGCTGCTCCTCGATCCGAAGAAGCCGTTCCTCACGCAGGCTGTGGAATTCCTTGCGGACGAGGCGTCTTTTACGCCGCGCTCCGTGCGGAACTGATCGAGCACGCGGAGCGCGAATTCGCCCTTCTGGCGCGAGACGAAAAAGGCCATTCGCTGCGGGAGACGCTGCAAGGTCTTCTCCAGCGCGCCAGGACGGACGAGCGGCGGACCGAATTGGAGGATCAGCTTTTCGTTCCTCCGATTCCGCCGGCTCTGCTCTATCTCTGGACTGCCTTCCTGCGGCTTGCCGCGCGGCGGCAGTCCACGGGATTCGGGCCGGCCCGGCTGGGTTGGGCAGAGATCGACGCCTTCAACCGCCTGTCTGGCCTGAGGCTGCGGCCATGGGAAATAGAGGTGATCGAGGCGCTGGACGATAGGTGGATGGCGGCGCAGCGTGAGGAAAGGGATGACGAGTGAATTTCCCGGACTTTCTCAGCAAGCCCGGCGCGTCGGGTAGTGCTACTGAGATTTCTGAGCGAGCTCGTAGTCGATGCTTTTCCGTGCTTTGTCCAGATAAGGTCGAAGCTCTGCGTTCTCGAAGCTGCGCTCAGACAGATATCCATCAACAATGCACTTGGTGATGTGAAAAATACGCCAGTCTTGTGTGAAGTCGTGAGACTTCAATTCCGAGAGCATAAGGTCGCAGATGCGCTGCCACGTTCGATATTCAGCAAGTCGTTTCTGCTCGACCGAGCGATGATATTCGCTCCACGCGAAGTATCCGCCACCAGCGATCACGACGCAGCAGGCTGCTGCGATCAATAGTTTTAACCACCTGTCCATGGCGCCCCTCCGCAGCGGGACGATAGTCCGCACCATCTCTTGAGGCAATCGAATGGCTCAACAGGAAGTCACCGAACTGATCGTTCGGGCCGATGGTGCATTGGCCAACCTCGACAAGTTCGAAGGCAAGATGGTCGATGCCGGAAAGGCGACCGACCAGTCGACCGGGGCGATCGATGCTTACAACGCCGCTCTGTCGAAGGCCGCTGCCGCGCAGGAAAAGGGCCTTGCGATAATGACGCAAAGGGTCGAGCGCCTGACTGCCGACCAGCGCGCGATGGAACGCTGGCAGGGCACTGTCGACCCTATGATGAGGCTGGAAATCAAGCTTCGTCGCGAAGCGCAGCGCGCGGCCGTGGATATGGCCAACGCGGTGATCCTTGGCTACACCAGCCAGGAAAAGGCGCTTGTCACGTTGACTGCGCTGGAGCGCCAGCACGCCAGCCAACTGGCCGAGGCGGCAACAGAGGCGCAGCGCCTTGCTGGCGTCCAGGCCGCGCTGGGCAGCCGCGTTGACGCGACGACAAGGTCGATTGGCCGGCAGAACGACCAGATCCGGCGCAACTCCAACTCCTTCAATACGGCCAATATCGCGGCGCAGTTGCAGGATATCGGCGTCACTACGGCAATGGGGATGAGCCCCATTCAGATCGCCTTGCAGCAAGGCACCCAACTGTCTGCCGTTTTTGAGCAGATGAAATCGAGCGGCCAGAGCGCCGGCGCTGCCCTCGGCGCGGCCTTCGCCAGCATCGTCAGCCCTGTTTCGCTCGTCACGATCGGCGTCATCGCCGCCACCGCTGCCGCGGCCCAATGGTACATGGAGTTCCGAAAGGGTGGCGCCGATGCGAACACCATTCTGAAGGAACATTCCGAGTGGCTGGGCACCGTTCTAGCTGGCTACGAAAGCGCAGAAAAGGCCGCCAAGAAGTACATCGACGAGGCCGCGCGGCTTCCAAAGGCTGCGGCGGAATCGGACCTTGCCGCCTCCCAGAGAAAAAGCTTGGAGGATTATCAAAAGAAGTTGCTGGAGGTGAAGAACTTCCAGACCTCATTCCTCCAGAGTTACGTCGCGGAATATGAGCGCGTAGCCAACAAGGGAACGGCGCTGAAGGAAGCGGCTGCCTTGCAGGAGTTGCAGCGTCAGCTCAGCATCACCAATCCGGAACTGGATGTGCTGATTGTCGGCCTGACTGAAATCAAGAACACCACCGCATCAGTGATGATTCGCAAGGTGGCCGAGGAGATGCTTGCCGCCGCCTTGGCCGCAGATGCTTTCTCCGCGAAGGCCCACGCGACGAAGGCCGCGATAGACGACCTCGACAACATCACAGACCAGTTCAAGCGCCAACTTGAGGAGGTAAGCGCCAAGCCGATCCGCGACGAGCTGGAGAAAATCTTCGGCAAGGCTCGTGAAGGCGTAGAGCCCCTGGAGCAGATCATTTTCCATCTCGCCAAGCTGGAGCAGGCGAATCCGAGTTTCCAGGGCATTATCGACGGGTTCCGGGAGCTGATCACCAAGGCGTACGAAACGTCCGTCGCACTGGACACGCTGAGGCCGGGCGGAAGTGGTTCGCCGAACGGGCGCCAGAAGCTGCCGGTGGGCATCTTGCCGGACACCGCGCCGGTGCCAGAGGCTCGGCCGAACGCCGAGGACGTGCTTGCCAAGGCCGAAAAGGCGGCCGACAAAGCGGCAGAGTCGTACGATCGCCTGGTCGACAGCGCCCAGCGTCGTGTCGACCAACTTCGCGTCGAAAGCGAGGTGATCGGCAAAGCCGCGTCCGATGCAGAAGCCTATCGCATGGAGCAGGACATGCTCCTGCGAGCTGTTCAGGCCGGTGTCGATCTCGATAGCAAGGCCGCGGATGGTATGCGGACGAAGCGTCAGGAAATCCACGACCTGACGGAGCAGACGCGCGAGTATCTGCGCCTCATTGCCGAGGGCAATCTCCACAGCGATCTCATGTTCGAGCGCGCCCAGCTCGGGCGCTCGGATGTTGAGCAGCGTGTCGCCGAAGGGATGCGCCGCCTCTATGGCGACGACTACCCAAAGTACATGGACAGCGCCCTTGCCGGCGAAATCCGCCTCAACGAGGCGATCCGGAAGACGCGCGAGGAGTTGGACGACGTCAACGACGCGGTGAAGGACACCTTCGTCGGCCTGATCGATCTGCTCTACCAGTCCGGCGACGCCACCGAAAAGCTGATCGGCGCGTTTGCCCAGCTCGGCAAGATGTTTGCCGCGATCGGCGCGGAGAAGCTGTACGATTTCATCTCGGGCAAGTCCTCGTCGCTGTTCGGCGGCAGCGTCCCCAGCGTCGGCGGCAGCGCCTCCGTTGCCAACTATCGCGCCAGCGGTCAGGCCATCGGCGAGACGATCGCGCCGCCGATCGTGGACAGCCTCAATTCCGGCCTCGACACTTATGCCGCCGCCATCCGCAAGATCGAGAGCGGCAGCTATGGCGGGAACTATGGCGCGCAAGGGCAAGTCGTCACCAGCGGCATGTATGCCGGAGACCGTGCCTATGGCGCTTATCAGATCATGGGCAACAACATCGCCTCGTGGACCAAGGAAGTCCTCGGTCAGTCGATGACGATCTCGCAGTTCCTGGGCGACAAGATGGCCCAGGACAAGGTCTTCTATGCCAAGTTCGGCCAGTCGGTCGACAAATACGGCTCGGTTGCGGATGCCATCTCGGTGTGGTTCTCGGGCCGCCCGCTATCGCGCGCAGGCAACGCCAGCGACGGCTACAACACCGTGCCGGAATATGTGTCGAAGGTACAATCGGCGGCCGATGCTTATCCCGGCGGTCTGCCGAAGGCTGTTTCGGACGGCATGGTCGACGCCACAAAACGCATTCGCGTCGGCAACAATTTTCAGGACACCTACGATGTAGCAGCGCCAGGCTCAGTAGCCGGCCAAGGCGGCATGACCAAGATGCAGGGGTTGCTGGGCGTTGGCGGCGCCGCGTTCGGCGCCTTCGCCGGCGGCTATCAGAGCGGCGACCCGATCAGCGGCGCGATCGGCGGCGCGATGGCGGGTCTTGGAGCAACGTCGTCATTGTCGGCGCTGGGCCTTGGCGCTGCGGCCGGTCCCGTTGGCATCATCGGTGGTGCCATCATCGGCTTGATCGGTGGCCTGCTGGGCAAGGCCAAGCAAAAAAAGCAGGAAATGAAGCAGGCCCAGCAGGAGCTGGAGTCGCAGATGGGCGCGATCACGCAACTGATCGCGACGGCCACGGGCAACTTCATGGGCAGCTTCGAAAAGTCCTTCACGTCGACCACGGACGAATTCCAGAAGGCCATCGCCTTGGCCGAAAAGGCTGGCAACAAGGTCATGGTCGAGAAGCTGAAGTCCTCCATGGACGAGTTCTTCGGCACGCTGCAGGACCAGTGGGACCGGGGTTTCGAGGGCGTGCTCGCCTCGATGAACGCCGGCCTCGGCTTCGACGGCGAGTTTGTGAAGGGCAGCGATGCCGTCGAGAAGATGCGCGAAAGCCTCGTCGGCTTTGTCAACGACGCGAAGTTCTTCGCCGAGGCGCAGGGCGATCTCTCCTCCATGCTCGACGCCCGCAAGAACGAGTACGGCATCGGGACCACGCAGCAGACACTCTACCGCTACCAGCCGCAATACCGCGAGGCTGGGAGCGAGGGTTCCTGGGTCGATAACGAATTGACGGCCGGCTACCTCGACATTGCCAACCAGATGGTCGACCTCGGCGTGGCGGCATTCACCCGGGCCGGCGGCCAGCTCTATCCGACGCTGGAAGCCCTGAAGCGCGCCGCGACCGATGCCGGCCTCGCGATTGACGAACAGGGCAAGGTCACGCGCGAGCTGAAGGCCGCGAACGACAATCTGGTGGACTCGGTCGAGCGGGCGCGCGAAGGCGCGCAGGCCACGGCGCTCGCCATGCTGTCGGGCGGGAAGGAATTCACCGAGGTCGAAAAAGCCATTCAGCGGCTGGAAGGTGCGGCGGCCACGCTGCCAAGCCTGCTGGACGATCTCGGCATGTCGGCCGAGGAAGCGGCCAAGGCGATCGAGCACCATCTCAACATCGCGCTGCGCGATCTGCGCAACAACCTGACCACGGACCTGACCCGGTCGATCAACGATCTGGCCGGTTTCGGCTATCTCAACGATCTGCTGGACGCGCAGACGGCCTACCAGACCCATTTGCAGGAGCTTGAGGCGCTCGGCATGGATACCGGCCTTGCCATGCAGGAGCTTGGCCTGCGCCTGGCCAACATCGCCAAGGAGGCCGAGCTTACCGACGATCAGCTCACCCAACTGGCGGCCGTGTTCCCGCAGCTCGGCGGGTCGCTGCTCGGGCTGATCGGCGCCGGCAGCACCGGCACCGCGGCGGCCGTCGCCGACGCCAAGGCCAAGCTGGACGATGCCAAGGCCGATCTGCGCCGGGCCTATGAGGAGGAGGCGTCCCGGCTCAACCAGGTGATCAGCAAGCACGAGGCGTACATCAAGAGCCTCCAGAAGTTCAAGGACGACCTGAAGCTCGACAGCAACTTGTCGCCCTACGATCCCTATCAGCGGCTCCAGGAGGCGCAGCGGCAGTTCCAGGAGACGGCGACGGCCGCCTTGGGCGGCGACGAGGATGCCCTCGGCCGCATCGAGGACGTCAGCCGGTCCTATCTGGAGGAGGCCCGCAGCTACTACGGCACGTCGGAAGCGTATTTCTCGATCTTCAACGACGTGCAGAGCCTGCTCGACCAGGCTCTTGCCGTGTCGAACAGCAGCCTCAGCGAGGCGCAGCAGCAGCTCGCCGCACTGAAGGAGCAGACCTCGGCGCTGATCGACATCGACGACAGCGTGATGTCGGTCGCCGATGCCGTCGCCGCGCTGGCCGCCGCGGAGGCAGCGAACGCCGCTGCCATCGCCGCGCGCGATGCGCAGCAGGCGCAGCTATTCCAGCAGATGCTTGGCCTGCTCCAGCAGACCGGGCAGGCATACGACCCGTTTGTCAGCAGCCTCTATCGCGACGTGCTCGGGCGGGCGCCGGACGCTGAAGGAGCGGCCTACTACACCAACATGCTCAACTCGGGCATGTCTCAGGATGCCGTGCGGGCGCAGTTCGTGGCCAACGCCCAGCCGGAACTCGCCCGCGGCTATCCGCTCTATGCTGGCGGCGGCGACTTCGGCGGCGGGTTGCGCATCGTCGGCGAGCGCGGCCCGGAACTGGAGATGACCGGCCCATCGCGCATCTGGAGCGCCAGCGACACCAGCCGGATCCTTTCGCAGGCGTGGCAGGCTCAGAGCTACGGCGCCTCGAACGACAATTCCTGGCTGGCGGTGGTGAAGGAGTTGCAGGCGGTCAAGGCTGAACTCGCCGGGCTGCGTGCCGAGCGCAACAAGGGTGACAGCATCGTCGCCGCCGGCGCACAGGCAACGGCGGCCGCCGCGCGCGAGACCTCCCAGGCCGTGCGCGATCAGACCAAGGCGGCCCGGCTCGAAAGGCGCCAGAAGGTGGCGTGATCAGAAGGAGAGAGGAATGAAACGTCGAGGCTTTCTCGCGGCGGTCGCCGCACTTCCGCTCATGCCGTTTGTCGGGAAGCGAGATGCAGCGGCCGCCAGGGGCCGGTATATTCATCGCGGGGCGTACATCGTCGGCGAACGCGGGCCAGAGCTTGAAGCCTTTTCAACCGCGCTCCGCGACGCCGCAGCGACAGCGGATTGGGCGGGCGCTCCATATCCAATTGCCTTCGGCAAGATTCCGGACGGCGCAGTCACCGGCACCGTGATCGATGCGGAGCGATTGATCGTCAGCTTCTGTGATGGACCCTGCTCGCGCATCGAAATGTACGATGGCCATGCGCCGCTCGGCTATGATCGCGATTTCGACACGGTTGAGGAGTTGCGGCAGTCCACCGGCCGGCTTGGCTATTACTCGACCTGCCTGGCAGCCGGTGTCGCGCGCCCATATGGGAGCATCAATGCGAGACCCGCGTACGAATGGGCAGCGCTTGTTACGCCTGCGTTCGTCTCGATCGCTGTGACGGAGTCTCCCCTAACAAATGAACTGAAAGCTATTCGGGCCGAGGTTTTGGAGACGCGGCGTTCCGTTTCTCAATTGCATCTAGGCGCGCTTCAATAGCCGCCAAGCGATCCTCAAGGGCTGACTGAAGCGCCTGGTGCGATTGGACCACCTCGCGATTAAGAGCCGTAATTTCGCGGAGCGTATCTACGACTTCTCTCGCGAATTTCTCTTCCATTGTCCCCTCCCATTTCTCCCGTCGTCATCGAACCACGATGCCGGTGGCGAGTCCATGACCGCAGGTTGATCCAGTGCTCGCATCGGAATGGCTGATAGACATCGGCGCCTACACCGGCGCCGGGCAGGTGACGCTGCGCTATTCGGTCTCGGGCTATGTCACCGGCCCTGACGACGATCCGGCGAACACCGTCTATGAGGGCCGGATTTCGTCGATCGGCGCGTTCGGCCGTCACCTGTTCGGCGAGGGCCAGACGCTCGGCACCGTGTCGATCAACATGGGCGATCTCGTGCTTGCCAATGCCGATAGCGCGCTCGACGACATGGTGTCCAACTATGGTCTCGACGGGCAGCCTTTTGTCCTGCGCCGTCTGCCGTCGCCACGGGCACCGCTTTCGGCCGCCGAGATCGTCTGGACTGGCGTGCTGGAGGGAGTCGACAGCGACAGCG